ATATTTCATTAAAGGCCGAAAATGGCTTAACCAAAATAGGAGAAACTATCTCCCCAAAAAGCAGGTACAGCAACATAAAGAGTATGGTGCCAATGGATACCGAGTTTTTGTTTGCAGTAAAAACAGACAATGCACCAGGATTAGAAGAGAAACTACATGAAAAATTCAGCAACAAAAGAGAAATGGGAGAGATGGTTTAGGTTGTCGGAGAAAGACATAGATAGCACAAAACAACACTTAAATCTCTTGGCTATGAAATAGTTGGTAGCGAGGTTGTGGGTTAATGGCATCTTTTGAAGAGTTTTTTACGTTGGGAAGAACAGTCGAGAGATGTTATCAAGGTACAAAGAATGTATATAGATATAGCCGAGGATATAATCGCCGGTTTGCTATTAAGTCAGATTGTGTATTGGTACTTACCGAGTAAGCAGGATGGCAAGCCGAAACTTAGGGTAAAGAAAGATGGGGAATACTGGCTTGCTAAAAACCGCGTAACGACTGGTGGCGATGAGTGCAGGATTAAGCCACGCCAGTTTTGATAACGCATTTAAGAAGCTAGAAGAGAAGGGGTTAGTAGAGAAGAAGCTATATAGCGTTTAACGGATCTCCGACAATACACATTAGATTGATACCGGAAGTGCTATTGAAGTGTATAAATTCCATATTACAAAAAAGTGAAATAGATGGCAATTCACAAAATGAGCCACATGGAAGTAACCAAAGGTGCAACTTCCATTTAAGCCGAAAGTGACAAATCATTAACAGCAGACTACTACAGAGACTACTACAAAGACTACAGAAAAACAAACAAACAACTATTCTGAATCTGCTGTCGCAGAATCCAGAACCGCTGACTATAAATCTTTTCCGACAGAAGAATATATCTCTCTCGGACAATACTTAGAATCCCATGGCGGGACTAATTACTTCGATCCAAACTCTATAGAAGCTACCAAATACTATATCAATTCCTACCGGCGGCTATTTAATATAGACCACCCGCGATACACAAAAGAAAAATGGAGCGACATAATAGACAGCGTACTTTTAATACCCAAAGTGGATAGGGACTCCGGCGAAATATATATCAGCGAAGACCCCTACGACTACTTTGAGATCATAGAAAGAATAAATACCTACTTCCGGCAAAGGTTTAGAGAGAATTGCAATTACGCCATATTACATTTTTTGGAACCAGAGGTTAAATGGCGTATCGAACAAAAAGCCCGCTGTGGAGAAGAAAACTAACCCCAAAATGGGGTTTTTATTTAGGGTGGTGATAGCATGAATATGGAACGGTTTTTAAATCAGATTATCCACGGTGACTGTTTGGAAGTAATGAAAGACATACCGAGTAAATCAGTCGATATGATTTTATGTGACCTTCCATATGGTTAGGTACAACGGCTTGTAAATGGGATACGATTATTCCGTTTGAACCACTGTGGGAACAGTATAATAGAATTATAAAAGATGATGGTGCGATAGTTTTAAGCTCTAGCCAACCATTCACAACTAAACTAATAAACAGTAACATTGAAAAATTTAGATATTGTTGGGTATGGAATAAGAAAAAAGCTGGAAACATATTCCTTGCTAAAAAACAACCTATGAAAATACATGAAGATGTCGTTGTCTTTAGTAAGAAACCTCATAACTACTACCCACAAATGATAAAAAGGGATAAAGTGAAACGTTCTAAAAATTATGGAACTGGTGAAGCTATCGGTGGAACTAAGGAAAAAGAGGATAAAGTTTATACTTACACACATAAATACCCAACAAGTATATTAGAGTTTTCTAATGCTATACAAAAAGGAAAAATTCATCCAACCCAAAAGCCAGTAGCCTTATTTGAATATCTAATAAAGACCTACACAAACGAGGGTGAAACCGTACTAGACAACTGTGCTGGTTCTTTCACGACTGCGGTAGCGTGTGATAATACTAATAGAAATTGGATTTGTATTGAAAAGGAAGAGGAATACTGCAATATAGGATTAACGAGGGTAAATGACAATCGAAAACGGTTGAGTTTACCCCTTTTAAATAGCATTTGGTAGGTTTCTTTACTTTAGGGGGTGTGCCATGAAAAATGACATTCTCAAGGAACTTTCTGGCCTTTGGTTATCACTGGTAGAGGATTACCCCAAAGTAGACTATACCGATATTCTCCACCGGATAGAAAAAATGCAATTAATGGTCTTTAGATGGGGCGGTGAAATTGATGGCAAAAAAGAAAAGCAAAAAAGAAAAACTACTTGATATGCTCGTACCTACTGAACCAGAAGTCCTAGAGCCGGAAGTAATAGAACCTGTCGGGCTAAAAGACCTCCAAGTTCGACAAGAACAGACAGCAATCGAAGCACGCTACAAAGACCTAGAATATCTCAAAATGCTTGAAGATATTATCGAAGGTGCATACCAAGCACTCAAAGAAGTCCAAGCCGAAACACCAGAGAAGTTCAAAGAAATGGTTGCTAAGTCACTCAACAAGGGCGACTTTAAGCAATTCAGAGAACTAATGACAGCATTGGGTATTGCCTACGACAAGAGGGAGCAACTACTTTCCTTTGATGAAACCAGGAAGCAAAGGGGAGTAGGGATAACCGAGTTTGAGTTTAGGTTTGCTTCTCCTGACGGGGCGCAAGCAGGGGTAAAGATGAAGATGGATAAGAAACACTAATTTTGTACTACGGGAAGGAGTGTTGGCCCACAAAAATAAGGATGTGATGCAGTGTACAAAAAACTAAAAGGTGATGGGGATCTAAAAACAGAGGGAAGAGCAAGAAGGAAACAAAGCAGAATACTTGAGCAAATCGAGAGAACGCCAGCAGGTCGTTTTTCTATTTGTACGGTATGTGGGGATAAGTTTGAACAGGTATGGCGGGAAAAATACAACAACTACTCCCAGTTTGATAGGTGCGGAAAGTGTCGCTCCGAAAATGCATGTGGCAAATCACTGGAGGTTGCTTACTACTCCCCCCACCCAAAACAAAAGCTAATCCATGAGAGTAATGCTAGGTTCAGGCTTTTATGTGCTGGCACTCGTTTTGGAAAAGACCGCTGTATGGTACACGAGTTTATACGCTTATGGTCTATTATGATGAGCGAGAGGGAGAGAGATGCGTCCCTAGTGCCGCGTATATACGGGTGGATAGTTGCACCTACTTATCTTCTTGCAAAACAGAACTGGCGGGAGCTTAACAAATACTTTCCCAAGAAGTGGATAGTAAAAGCTTACAAATCAGATATGGAGATACACACTCTCGGTGATGGGGTTATCGAGGTGCGATCTGCTAACGACCCAGAACTACTCGTAGGTGTAGGGTTAGATATACTCTTACTCACGGAAGCTGGCAAGGTGCCCCAATTGGATCAGACATGGATTAACCTAGAAACTAGACTGATGTCTCCTGGGCGGGGTCCTGGTGGTAAGGGCGGAGTTGGACTTATAAACGGAACCCCTGCCGGAAAAAACTTCTACCACACAATGTATCAATGGGGGCAGAAAGACAGCCCGCAACATCGTAAAGGTTGGGAGAGTTGGCAGTTTCCTTCGTTTGATAACCCCTACCTTGGGCAAGAGGATTTCGACTATTTCGAGGATTTAAGAGCGCACTTCCCTGAACGGCAGTATAGACAGGAAGTACTGGCACAGTTTATCGCCGAGGGAAACTGTGCGTTTTCAGATTGTGACAACGAGGACAACTTCTACTACGGCTCAGAAGAACCGCAAGCTGGCGAAACGTACACAATAGGTTATGACCCCGCCAAAACAGTAGACTACGCAGCGTTTGTAATTCGTAACAGTCAGGGTTCAGCGGTTAAGATAGGTTTATGGAGTGGGGTACCGTACCCAGAACAGGTAAGGCGCATAGCAGAACTTTCCAGAAGATACAATTTTGCCCGAGTGATAATGGATAGCAGGGGTGTTGGTGAGACGCTTCCTGCGGAGCTAGTTAGGCTTGGTGTTGAGGTAGAGTCTGTTAAGATTACAAACGAACTGAAAAACAACTATGTCAACCACCTGCAGTTTTTAATTGAACAAAAAGTTATCCTCTACCCTAAAGACGAACAGCTAATAGCGCAAATGAAGGATTATGAATACAAAACAACTCGCACAGGCATAACCACATATGGACCCTCTACTCAAAGTGGGCACGATGACTTTGTAGATGCTATGTGTTTAGCGTTTAAGGATTACCAGATGCCAGAAGCAACTATGCCCTTTATGGGGCTGCTGACGGGTATCCCTAAAGATTTAAGCTTGAACTAAGCTTGCACCCAGTAGGGTTTCCAACAGGGCAGCCTCCTCCCTGTTCCTACTGGGTGCTTCCATTTTATGGAAAGGTGGTGAGTAGATGAGTTTTTTATCTAAACTATTTTCCCGCAGAAAGGATAGAGCAGACCCCATTCCCACGGGAAGGAGAACAGCCGCCGGAATTAACAGGTGGGGACCACTTTCCCCCTACCGTTCACGGTCAATGGATATACTCAAAACCTTACGGTCAATTCCCGAAGAATCACAGGCTATTGACTTCCTAAAGAGGGTATCTCCCGACCTTTCTATGGCGGTATGGAACTTTGTCCGGCTGGCTAATCAGGGGCACCAAATAGCATTTTATGACATAAACAACCCCAAAGACAGGCTAACCGATGTTGAAAAAAAGTGGAACGAAGAGTTTGCACCTAGAGTTTATTCCCTGTCCAATTCAGGGTTAGACGGGCTGATAGACCTTCTCCACCAGACCGCCTTAACCAAAGGTGCAATGATGGTAGAGGTTGATGTCCTAGAGGACAGGACTGATATTTACGATGTCTATGTTATAGATCCTATGACTATTGAGTGGGAGTGGGAAGAGAGAGATGGGCGTAAGGTACTGATACCTTACCAACAACAGGACTTTAAGAAAGTATCACTTGAACACGCTAACTTTTTCTGGAATTCCATAGACTGCGGAATAGATGACCCAAGAGGAACTTTATCCCTTACTCCTGCGCTACAGTCGATAGACTTCCAAATGCAGATACTAACTGACCTACAGGCGGTACTACACCACCAAGGGTTCCCACGGCAAGACTTCTCTTTAAACCGTGAGAGTGCTATGGATAGTGCCCCTAGTGAGTGTAGAGCAAACCCGAAGAAAATGGGCGAATACCTACAAGCGCGGTGGAACGAAGTTGTCGGCTACCTGCGGGCACTTAGCCCCGATGATGATTATGTCCATTGGGATGATGTTACCATAAACACGAATCAGGGTGCAAATGCCAATAGGAGCCTTGATGTGAGGGCTATTGACGAACTTGTATCCGTACAGGTTCTTAATGGGTTAAAGCAAATGGGAATATTAACAAACCGTGTCGGTGGAATCGGAGAAACCGAATCCTGGGGGAGCCTGACGTTCCTCATCTTCTGCCAGGGGATAACCAATATCCAGCGTGGTAGCAAGAGACTAATCGAATCTGTTGCTCGGTTGTGGTGCCGTGTTCATGGAATACAAGCACGTCCAGTTTTCACTCATAATGTAGTAAATTGGGAGAACGAGGAGCAGAGGTACAAAGTAAAACTGATGAAACAAGAATTTTACGCTATTGCCAAGTATTTAGGATGGATTGATAATGATACGGCGGCACAAGAAGTTATGGGCGTAGAAAAAGCAATAAGCGATATGCCACCGGAGGCAATTAGAGTTAGCTTTGAAAGGGGTGAGTCTCCTGATGCCGATGAACATGCGCCGGGTAGATTTTATGACAAGTTGCTATATTTGCAGAGAAAAGATGAAGCGGCGCAAAAATGAGTGGGTATGCCCCGAGTGCGGGGAGAGATCCCCCGATGATCTTAAGAGGTTAGAGCCAAAAAGAAGGAAAAGAAGGAGGGGTGGTGATTAAGTGGCGAGAGAATATGGGGAACCTACCCCAAGTCAATTAGAAAAAATTAATCAACTAGCGAAGAAGCCTCTCGAAAAAGAAGAGGTTTTTGTTTTTCCCACAAAAATGGTAGGCGACAAACTCATTGAGGAAAGGGCAATTAAGCTAGACAAAACCCTACTCAGCGTTTATAAAAACGATGCGCAAAAGGGAATTGCTTTCATGCTTGACCATCCTTGGGCGGGTTTTCTAAGCAAACCTAAACCTGCCTACAGTTACGGAAGGACATTTGACGCTAGGATAAAAAAGGGCGATCTCGATGGTGAACAGTGGACATTACACGGTGATGTTTACTTAGTGCGCGGTAGAGAAAAAGATGGAGTTTCAACAGACTCTATCATCCAAGATATTGAGGATGGGGTTCTGTTTGATGTAAGCATCGGATTCTCTTATCGTACCCGTACTTGTTCTATCTGCGGTAAAGAAATGTGGCGGGATGGCTGTGACCACTGGCCGGGCAGGGAATACGATGGCAAACTGTGTTACATCATAGCCAAGCCACCTGGAGACTGCTTCGAGTTATCAGGGGTATTTGCAGGAGCATACGACTCCGCAGAGATATATTCTGACAGTGGGTTTATTGAGGAACAAGGGTTTGAGTTGTTAACCGACAACTACAAGAGGGTTGAGCCTGGTGCGCCCATCTATGGTGTGTATTCCGCCCATAGAGGGCAGATGTTGAGTTTTGCTAGGCGAGATTCCCTAGAGAAGAAAGTCATTATAACTAAGGAAGGTGGTACAGAAATGGATGAAAAGAAGTATACCAAGGGAGAGGTAGACGCTTTAGTTGAGAAAGCGGTGGAGAAGTATGCCGCCGAGAATAAGGCGGACAAAGACCCACTTTACATGACACACGAACAGGCAGTGGAAAAACTCGGCAAAGAACTCCATGCCGATGAAGTTCTTAGGTTTGCCAAGGAAGGTATTGACTACCACGCCGAGTGTGTAGAAGAGGCAACCAAAGAAGGTGTCCGGGCGTTGGGTAACGATTTCCCTGCTGAAACATGGAAAACAACCTTTGCCACCATGTCTACTAAGCAGATTAAGGACATTGCCAGCACATGGCACAAGCAAGCGAAGGAAGAGATTCCTGCCGGACGCAAGACTGACCCCGAAGCAGGGGAGAAGGCAAGTGTTGATTTGCCTGACGAAGCGTTCAAATGTTAGCACAATTTTATACTAGGTGCCGCCAAAGGGCGGTTTTTTTAATTTCTGAAAGGAGTGGTTTTGATGGCTAGAGGTGGACTTAGTTTTGCAGGTATAGGTGCAAAGAATGCGACATTTAATGCCGGTGCCGGTATTCAGGCATTAGTAGCTGCCGCTGATAGGGACGCCGTTGAAGGTTTGGCGGTTGTCCTAAGCGGTGAGAACGAGGTCGATTTGGGTACCGATGGTGATGTGATTTTTGGCTTTATTGATGTTTATGAAGATGATGGACACTGTGGTGTTCAGTACAGAGGGTTTAGGGAAGATGTCCCCGTTGGTACTGTTGCCCCTACAGCAAGTAAACTTGCGGCTGTTGATGGAGCGGGGAAAGTTAAAGATCTGCCTTCGCTGACCGTAGGTACTGAAACCGTTAATTTGAACGGTGTGGTTAGAGCACCAATAACAGTCAATGTCGATGCAGTTGCAAATACAGCAACCGTATTTTTAGGTTAAGAAAGGAGTGGTTTGAATGGCTATTGCATTATCACAGCTAACTAGTGACCTGTATAGACAGGCACATGCAGAAGAAAAGACGTTGTCGATGTTTTTAGAGGAACAAAACCCAACCCCGGAAGGTGAGAAGTTAGACGCTTTCCAGCGGTTGATGAAAGAATCAAAAATACTGGTAAACGATGTGCCCGAAAAGAACTTGTTTTCTTCAAAAATTGAGGCGTTTTATCGTACTAACGAGAACAAGGTGCTATTCCCGGAATATGTAGCTAGAACACTTGTTCATGCTATGACTGAATTCCCGATTTACAACTACCTTGTAGCAACAAGAACACCTATTGATAGCAATGTCTACAAGGCATCCTACTTAGACTTGAATGACGCCAAGAACAAGAAAGCAACCCGAGATGCGGAGAGTATCCGAGGCCGCCGACCTGCCGGTTGCAAAGTTGCGCCTTGGGGAAACCGCAATCACCCTGTATAAGTATGGTAGGGCTATTGAGGCTTCTTACGAGGTACTACGGAGAATGAGCATTAAGCTGTTTAATATCCACATCAAACAGATTGGTGCCCAGGCAGCCGACAATAAAGTTGCCGAGATCCTCTACACAATTAAAGAGGGTGATGGCAACAACAACGCCGCGGAGTCTATTAAGTCCAGCACCCTTGATTCAGAAGCCACCAGTAAGCTGACACGGGAAGCATGGATTAGGTTCCTGCTCAAGTTCTATCCCTTTGGATGCAATACCGTTGTGGCAGACGAGGACGGGCTTCTCCAGATTTTAGAGGTACTCTATCCTGCATCCACAATCGCATCTAAGATGGACGAACTGCTTGCTAGTGGGTTGAGCGTCAAGACAACCTTGCCACAGAACTTAGTTAGCAATGTTACCCTGCTGTACAGTCCG